ACCGTGTGGAGGACGCTGAGAAGGGAACCCATACTACGGTCGAAGGGGCACTTGTTACCCAAGACAGGGACTTGAGCCGCAACCCATCCGGTCGGCGCACTGGTGTGGTGCTACACTTCTGGAGCGAGGTGAACGCAGCGCCCGAAGATAAGTTCGTCATGTGCATATTCCAGCACAAGGGCGGCGAGTACATCGAGTTTAAAACCCTAACGGAGTATGAAGGAGAATAGATATGGAAATTATATCAGTAGTAATAAGCGCGGCTACGCTGGCCTTCTTTAGTTACCAGCTTGGTAAGGGTAGTGCGGACGGGAAGGTCCTTACACTCAAGCGCGAGAACGAGCGGCTCAATGCCGAACTGCACAAGCTGACGGACCGCGACGAGCGTGGCCGATTCAAAGGGGGTAAGAAATGACTGAAGAAAAACGTCCAAGCATTATGATTGCCACCCCCATGTACGGGGGCATGTGCACGGGACACTATGTGCAAGGCTTGTTGATGACCATGGCTAAGATGCGTGACTTAGGCGTCAACGTGGCATGGTGTCAGATTATGAACGAGAGCCTTATCACCCGTGCACGTAACGACTTAGCACGAGTGTTCCTTGAGAGCGACCATGACTACCTCATGTTCATCGACGCTGACATCGGCTTTGACGCAGAAGCTATCGCGCACCTGCTTCTGGCCGACAAGGACATCGCATGCGGTATCTACCCCAAGAAGGAAGTAAACTGGGATAGCGTCAACCGTGCTGCCGTTGCAGGTAAGACGGACCTTGCGGACCATGCCGGAGCCTTTGTGTTCAACATGGTAGGTGGTAGCGATGTGCACACAGACGAGACAGGCTGCATCGAAGTCCGCCACGGCGGCACAGGCTTCATGCTCATCAAGCGTAGTGTTTTTGAGCAGCTGATACCGCACGTGCCGACCTACCGCACGTCGTCGTTCAAAGACCCAGTGACAGGCGAATATGCCAAGCCTTTGACCCACGAGTTTTTCGCCACCAGCATCGACGATACCGGTGCATTGTTGAGCGAAGATTACCATTTTTGTGAACTGTGGCGCAACCACGGCGGCAAAATACACGCCCATCCGTTCATCAAGTTGTATCATGTAGGCACGTATGTGTTTGGTGGTGACATCCTAAAGAGCGGCGGCAATCTTAAATAAGGAGCAAATGAAATGAGAAAGAAAGAAAAAGCAGCAGCAATCATCAAACTGTTAAAGAAGGGTATGACCCCCAAGGAAGTCAGGGACCGCATTGGGGTAAGCTACAACTACGCGTGGAAACTGAAGAAGGATTTGGAGAAAGCGGTGGATGAAGTGCTGAAACCCAAACCCGAACCCGAAGTCACGGCCAAAGCCGGTGAGTATATCGTAGTCGAGGGCGCTAAGGACGCACAAGAGGTAGACGCAATCCTTGGTAAACGGGGCGAACAGTATGGCTCGTTCATGCAGTCTTCGGACACGGTTATCCGGATCAAGGGCATCATGCACAATGCAGTGGCCCGGAACGAAGTGCACCTGTACCCCGACCAACTACAGGCGTTGGATATGATTGCTACTAAGATAAGTCGGATTGTACACGGCAACCCCAACCACACTGATAGCTGGATTGATATAGCTGGCTATGCTACGTTAGTGGCTGACCGTCTCCAAGGGAAAATCAGATAACATGACAGCGTGGTCCTACAGCAGCATCAAGACTTTCGATCAATGCCCAAAGAAGTATTATCATCTGAAGGTAGCGAAAGACGTCAAGGATACTGCGGGGCCAGAGGCTGACTATGGCACTCAAGCGCACGAAGCAGCCGAACACTACATCAAACACGGGACGCCAATTCCTGGCAAGTTCAAGATCATGCGTCCCGTGGTTGAAACGCTGGCACAGTTTCCAGGAGAGAAGCACACCGAGTTGAAGCTAGGTGTCAAGAAGACGGATACTGGCTACGAACCCTGTGGCTTCTTCGATAAGGACGTATGGTGGCGGGGCATCGTCGATCTGTTGATTACGAACGGCAAGACTGCCCACATGGTGGATTACAAGACAGGCAAGAACGCTAAGTATGCGGACATGAAGCAGCTGGACCTGATGGCTGGCGCAGTGTTCGTGCACTACCCAGAGATAACTAAGGTTAAATCGGGGCTGGCGTTTGTGGTGTCGAACGAGTTTCCGAAGAAGACGCACACCCGTGAGCATCTGGATACGTACCTGTCCGTGTTTGATAATCAACTAGGACAGTTGGAAGATGCGATGGATAGTGGTATGTGGAATGCCAAGACCAGCCCACTATGTGGGTGGTGTCCAGTTACGGGTTGTGAACATTACCGCCCTAGGAGATAGCCGTGCCGTACAAGAATAAAGCTGACCGCAAGTATACAAACGCCGCCAAATACGAAGCGCAACCCGAGCAAGTGAAGAACCGAGTTGCTCGCAACGCTGCACGGCGCAAGCTTATGAAAGCGGGTAAGGTCAGTAAGGGAGACGGCAAGGATGTCGCTCACGTGAAAGCCTTCGACAAAGGCGGAGCGAACAAGAACGGTGTACGCGTAGAGAGTGCGTCTAAGAACCGCTCCTTCAAGCGGGACAGCAAGCGCAACCTAGTGTCGGAAACCAGTACGCGGGAACGCAAAAAGAAATAACCCGCGCAAGGAGCAAACTAATGCGGATCGTTGAAGACAAAGTCCTCCTCGTGGAGACACGGGACCCTGATGCTATTATATCGACAGTAAAGAAAAGCGCCTTGATGGAGACCCATCGCGGATCGTCCAAGGTTGCTGTGCATTGGGGACTGAAGGAAGCCCAGGCTTTAGCTGCCCTTGGACATGATGCGCCTTCACCGTTGCTGCGTGACTACCAGTGGACGGGTAAGTTCGCTCCGTTCGAACACCAGAAAACCACAGCGTCGTTCCTCTCACTCCGCAAGCGAGCATTCTGTTTCAGCGAGGCGGGCACAGGCAAGACAGCCAGCGTGATCTGGTCGGTAGACTACCTCATGCGGTTGGGTAAGGTTAAGCGCGTCCTTGTGCTCTGCCCACTATCGATCATGAAGGCTGCATGGCAGCAGGACCTGTTTAAGTTCGCGATGCACCGCTCGTGCAGTGTAGCTCACGGTAGCGCCGAACAACGCAGGAAGATTATCGCCGCTGGCTCCGAGTTCGTCGTCATCAACTTTGATGGGCTGGCTGTGGTCAAGGACGAAATCATCGCAGGCGGCTTCGATATGATCGTGGTGGACGAGGCGACAGCCTACAAGAACCCGCAGACAACGCGGTGGAAGATACTCAAGGACATCGTCAAAGAGATAGACCCTTGGCTATGGATGCTTACTGGTACGCCAGCCGCGCAGTCGCCCGTCGATGCTTATGGGTTGGCTAAGCTGGTGAACCCAGAGGGTTGCCCCAAGTTCTTCGGTGCGTTCCGCGACTCGGTGATGTACAAGGTGACGCAGTTTAAGTGGGCCGTGAAGCCGCAAGCCCAGTCCATCGTGCATCGCATCTTGCAGCCAGCGATCCGGTTCGAGAAGAGCCAGTGTCTCGACTTGCCGAAGGTTACCCATGTGGACCGTGACGCGCCCCTGACGCCACAGCAGAACAAGTATTACAAGATGCTCAAGAACCAGATGTGCATGGAAGCTGACGGCGAGCAGGTAAGCGCGGTCAATGCGGCGACTAACTTGAACAAGCTGCTACAGATCAGTGGAGGTGCGGTCTATTCGGATACTGGCGAGGTCGTACAGTTCGACGTTAGCAACCGCATCAACGCCGTGTTGGAAGTGATTCGCGAAACCAACCGCAAGGTGCTGGTCTTCGTACCGTTCACGCACACCATCGAGCTATTGCGCGAAGTGCTGGAGAAAGAGAAGATCAGTTGCGAGGTCATCAACGGCAAGGTCAACCTCAACAAGCGCAGCCAGATCGTCGCTGACTTTCAGTCGCTGCCTGACCCCCGTGTGCTCATCATCCAACCACAAGCAGCAAGCCACGGCCTGACCCTGACAGAGGCAGACACAATCATCTGGTACGCACCTGTGACCAGTGTGGAGACCTACCTACAGGCAAACGCCCGTATCGATAGGCCAGGTCAGAAGCATCCTATGACCATCGTGCACATCTCCGGCAGCGAGGTAGAACATAAGCTTTACAAGATGTTACGGGGCAACATCGAGAACCACCAAAAAATAATCGATCTCTATCGTCAAGAAATTTTACAAACCGCTTGACAATGTATAATGTAAAAAGTATTACCGCCATAGGTAACGTCCCTTGCGACGGCGCTGATTACAAAAGGCGGACCTGAACAGACAGGTTAAGTGGGGCGTTACCGACCAAGAAGGAGCTAACTATGACAGACATGAAAGCGGACGAGCTAGTTCTCACATACCGCAAAATACGTGATGCTATCAACGAGAAGGAAGAAGCACACAAGGAAGAGATTGCCGATCTCAAGGCACAGCAGGACGTGTTATCTGCTGCACTTCTCGACTTGTGTAACGAGCAGAATCTGGATAGCATCCGAACCCCTGCTGGGACGGTTACGCGCACGGTGAACACCCGTTACTGGACGAACGATTGGGAGTCTACGTATGAGTTCATCAAGGAGCATGATGCTTTGCACCTGCTTGAGCAACGTATCCATAACGGCAACATGAAACAATTTTTAGCAGAAAATCCGGACGATCTACCAGTCGGCCTTCAAGCCGATACCAAGTATGTCGTGCGCGTACGTAAACCCGTTTCGAAGTAAGGAGATACTAAATGAGCAACCTATCAATCTTTAAGCAAGCAGGTGCGGTATCGACCGCAGCTAAACGTGAACTGTCTGACCTTGGCAAATCCCTTGCCTCTGTTAGCAACAGCCGCCGCATCCAGACCAACACTAACGGCACCTTCAAGCGTCTTGTGAACGGTGAGCAGATTGGCAAAGCCATCCGTGGTGAGTTCAACGCTATCATCGTGGACGCACTGCCTAAGGTCAGCCGCACCTTCTACGCTGGCAAGTACGATCCAGATGCCAAGCCTACCCTACCTGACTGCTGGTCAAACCTAGGCGATAAGCCTGAAGCAGCCGCTGGTAACCCACAGGCTAGCAACTGCGTGTCGTGCCCACAGAACGTCTCGGGTTCGGGCGATAACGGTAAGGGTCGTGCATGCCGCTTCCAGCGCCGCATCGCTGTTATCCTTGAGGGTGATGATTCGGGTGACGTCTATCAGTTCAACGTCCCAGCTAAGTCGCTCTTCGGTAAGGGCAACGGCAACGTGCATCCGTTCGAAAGCTACGTAAAGTTCCTGATTGCCAACGGTGAAAGCCCAGACGGCGTTGTGACCAACATCGCATATAACCTCGACGCTGAGACAATGCAGATACAGTTCACCCCTGTGCGCGGTGTCAGCGACGAAGAGTATGCACTGGTCAAGGAAGCTCGTAACGATCCGGCTACCCGCCAGATGATTGTGCTGACGGTTGCACCACAGACGAACGCCACTGCACCGCAGGAAGAAGCTAAGCCACAACCAAAGGTCACCTACTCCGACGAGCCGGATGAGGATGAAGAAGTTGAAGCACCGAAGAAGCGTGTCTCTAAGGCTGCTGAAGACGTTGTTCCTCCGAAGAAGGACCTCGCTAATGTCCTTGCCACTTGGGGCGATGACGATGATGAAGACGAGGACTGAGAATGTCGTACGGCTATAGCCTGAGACTTATCGAACGGAATAACCAAGCGAATGAGAGGAAGCTGGGTGTGCAACTGGGGCGGGCGTGTATTAAACACAACGTGCCTGTCGCGGTTGTCGCCAGCAGGTTTGGGGTAACCAGACAGACGGTGTATAATTGGTTCAGCGGGACTAGTAATCCTGCTGAATCCCTTCACGGCCTAGTTACCCACTACATCTCTACGCTTTCATAGGGTTCGCCCTATGATGTTTCCTATTTTTTCCAGGCGTTTTTG